TCAATTTGACGTGCGGTACTACAAGGCGGCCGAGAAGGCTGCTGCGTAGCGCCGCCATAGCAGTCGTCCTTGGACATCTCAACTGTGTGATACGGTCCAGCGACAAGGTACTCAGCACCACCCACCGATGACCCAACATTCGGAGTACGAAAGTGCCTGGAATCACTTGCGAGAGGCTGCTGGGTCGATCGCTGACCTTCGAGCTATGTATGAGCATGCCCGGGAGAAACGCCACCGGTTTGCTCGCTTCAACGGAGGGAAAGCTTTGAACACAGTACTGCCAGGTCCTCCTGAACACGTAAGACACGAATCACAGCGACGCCAAAGAGACATCTGGAATCTGCGGTGCCTCGTGGCCCAAGCAATGCTGGACTATTTATTCAGGACATCAAACGGATGGCCACTACCGACATATGAGGGGCTCACAAAAGGGCAGCGCCAGAAAATTGAGGCTAATCGCACCCTCAACCGAATTGCCCAATCAGTCCTTCAGGTCAAGAAGGAGCGAGGTACAGTCGAAGACCTCACCTTCACAGAACTCATGGAAGAGGTCGACGATCAACGACCAGATACGAGCAAGGGCGGACAAGCTTCTCGAACTTACGTCAACAAACACATGGAGGACTACAAAACAGACCCTGCCTGGTGGCTCCAGTGGGCGGAAGATACCGTTTCGTCACCTTGTGATGTGATGTAGTTTCCCGAGTTGAGGAATCCCTGTAACACAGTGACAGTAGCCTGAAATAGGACAGTAGCCTGAAATAGCAAAAGGCCGCAACCGCCGCAGGTCCTGGCAGACTGAGCGTGGCGGATGCGACCTTGCCAGCGACACCGGGACCAGAGTATATCTGAGGCCCGAAGCCGTTTTGTTTTGGAATTAGCTTTTAGCCAAGAGATGAGCAGCCGTTCCAACCGATCGCAGCAGCGTGGTGAAAAGAGTGCGTACCTGAGCACGTGGGTGCGCCCTGCGACGAAACAGAATGTCCAGGAACGCGCGGAAAGGCACGGAGAATCGGTTGCCCAGTACCTTCGGCGGCTTGCCCGCGAGAAGGCGGCCGACCAGCAGGCCGCGACCACCTAGAACATGAAAACCCCGACTCGCCGGAAATTCCTTGGACGGAGGGCGAGCCGGGGCTTCACTAGACCTTGAGCAAGCGCAGACTCAAATCATGCCAGCAACACAGAGTTCCGAGAAAGCCCCGAAACGCCGCGACGAGCGGCAATCGTCGCCTCCACGTCGGGAGGCCCCTCTCCCACCTGAGCGACCCGAAAGTGACGGGCAGATGGGAGAGAGGTATCTTTGTCTCTTCTACGAGCCCGAGCTGGTAGACGGAGAAGAGACGTATTCTGCCGTCTATTACTTCGTGACCTACGTGCTCAAGGGCGAGCCGCTGGGGCAGTGCTTTGCGGCCTACAACGCGGCCTGGAACGCTGCTGCTGACCACGTAGACCGTCGCCTGAACGGCGGGGGTGAGACATGCTGAATATAAACTTCGACAACATCCCCGACGAGCTCCGAGACCGCGACCAGTGGGTTCTCTGGAAGGTTGAGGAACGGGACGGAGACACCACGAAGGTCCCCTATCAGCCCAGCGGCCGCAAGGCCAAAAGCAACACTCCCCCGACCTGGACCACCTTTAACGAGGCCCTGAGGGCATACGAGTCTGGGGATTTCGCCGGCATCGGCTTCATGTTCGATGAGGACGGGCCGTACGTCGGAATCGACCTCGACGGCTGCGTAAACGACGGAGACCTCACCGGCGGGGCGTGGCAGATCGTGAAGCACTTAGACAGCTATACGGAAGGCTCCCCCAGCGGCACCGGGCTGCACATTATCTGCCGAGGCTTCCTTCCGGACCTCGGCAACCGCACATCGGACGTGGACGGACTCAAAGAGCTGGAGCTGTACGAGCAGGAGCGGTATTTCACCGTCACGGGACGCCACCTGGAGCAGAGCCCAGAAACCGTTGAGCAGCGGGCACAGGAGCTGCATACCCTCTGCAAGGACGTATTCGAGGAAGAGACTGCCGAGCATAAACAGGCACCCTCCACACCGAACGACCTCGATGACCGCGAGCTCGTCGAGAAAGCAAAGGCCGCCGACGACGGGGGGAAGTTCGAGCGGCTTTGGAGCGGTGATACGAGCGGATATCCGTCCCACTCTGAGGCCGACCAGGCGCTCGTGAACAAGCTGGCGTTTTGGACGGGTGGCGACCGGAACCGCATTGAACAGCTCTTTCGCCAGTCCGGGCTGCACAGAGAGAAATGGGGCCGAGACGATTACCGCCGGCGGACGATCGACAAGGCCCTCGACGGCCGCACCGAGTTCTACGACCCGTCGAGCCCATCGGAGAATCACCGCACCAACGGGCAGGCCAGCGGGGACGGCTCGGGCCCTTGGGACAAGATTCGGGCTACCTACCAGGAGGACAAAGGCCAAGCCCGCCTGTTCGCCGCCGACCAGCTCAAAAGCGACTTGGACGTTGCCACGCACCGGCGAAGCGGACACCTCTACGTGTGGGACCCTGAGGGGAAAGTCTATGCCGACGATGGGGAGCAGAGCATTCGTTCCCGCCTGATGAAGAAGCTCCAATCCGACTTCTCCCAGCACGAGGTTCGGGAAATCATCGGGATGGTGAAGGCGAAAACCTACCGCAGCGAATTTGGTGCAGAGGGCTTCATTCCGGTCGCAAACGGGGATCTGAAACTGACGGCCGACAACGTGGAGCTGAAGGACGCGACCCCGGAGCGCGGATTCCGTACCCGTTCGCCAGCAAAGTGGGACCCGGAGGCCGACGCGCCAATCTTCCGCACCTACCTGGAGCAGGTCGTTCAGACTGAAGATGAGCGGAGGACATTGCAGGAGTACGCCGGCTACTCGCTGATGTACTGGGGACTGCCCTACCATAAGGCTCTGTTCCTCGTGGGCCCGCAGGCGAGTGGCAAGTCGACGTTCCTGAAGGTGCTTCAGGAGATGCTAGGGAAGACGACGCAGCTTTCCCCACAGCAACTCGTCGATGACGATTACGGAGCGATCGAACTGGAGGACTCGTGGGCAAACCTTGCCTCGGACATCCCCAGCGAGCTTTTGTCGAACGTCGGCCGGTTCAAGGAAATCACCGCCGGGGATCGGATTTTTGCGGAGCGGAAATACGAGCAGGGGTACACGATCGAGCCGACGGCGAAGCATTTTTACAGCGCCAACCAGCTACCGGAAATCAAGATCGACGACAACGCTTTCTTCCGGCGCGTCATGATCGTTGCGTTTCCCGAGACCATCGACCGGGAGCAGCGCGACCCCGAGCTCCCAAAGAAGCTGGAGTTGGAGCTCGACGGTATCCTCCAGTGGGCCGCCAACGGCCTGCAACGATTGATGCAGAATGAGGGCTTCACCCAAGACCTGAAGCCGGAAGAGACGCGCCGGGTGTGGGACGAGCACGCTTCCTCAATTGGGCAGTTCAAGATCCGGTGCCTGGAGGTCACGAATCGGAGCGAGGATGCCGAGGCGAAGAAAGACGTGTACAAGGCATACACCCAGTTCTGCATGGATAACGGACTGCCCACCGAATCTCAGCGCAAGTTGACCCGCGTCCTCAAGCGTGATCCACGCATTGGGCAAGGCAAGCGGAAGCCCCATGGTTGGGACCAGCGAACCAAGTGCTACGTCGGACTGCATCTCCCGCGTACGTCCGCGGACGCGGGCACGGACGCACGTGAAGGGTCAGAACCACCTTTTTAGCTCGAAAATGCCGAATCGTCCCGAAAGACCCGAAAATTTTTCACCCTTACCGGGTGCGGGTGCGCGTATGAGCGTATACACCCGTACGCATACGCACACGCCTCATGCGATAGTTGAAAAATAATTGGGACGTCCGTGACGCCTCACTGACTTTCGACAACACGCTGATTCAATGCGATCCCGCAATAGCGCTGAAATCCTCGGCCACCTCGGGCAAGATCCCGAACTTCGATACACCGGCAGCGGCAAAGCTGTCTGTAACTTCTCGGTGGCAACCAACCAGTACGACCGCGATGACCCGGAGTGGCACAACTGCACCGCGTGGGGGTCGCTCGCGGAGGTCGTGGGCGAGCACCTGGCGAAAGGCGAGCGTGTGTTCGTAGAGGGCAGCCTCCGGACCCGCCAGTGGGAAGACTCCGATGGCCGCACGCGCTACTCGACGGAGATTCATGCTGATGAGATCATCTTTCTCGGCAGCGATCAGCCGGGCAGCTCCAACGGCTCTGCCAGTGGGGACGATGCCGGTAGGCAGGGTCGCCAGAAGGAACCGGCCGGCGGTGGTGGCGACCACGAGTTCGAGCCCGATGATCAATTGCCCTTCTGACAGGGGGCGCTCCGCGGGTGCAGGGAGTGAATGTGAAGAGGGTATGTTTTGCATAACCTCTTCACGGGCGCTTCGCACGCGCAGGAACTGAATCCGATATTGTAAAAACAGACTCTCGACATGGCACACCCGTCACGAAGAAAGGGGCACAGATTCGAGCGCGAGATTGTCCGTGAGGCGGAGGCAAAGGGCCTGGAGGCCGAGCGGGCCTATGCGTCTAACGGGCAGTCCCTCGGCGAGGTGAAGGCGTGCGATGTGCTCGTGAGAGGCCGCGATGACGACGTGCTTGATGCGCTGCGGGTGCAAGCGAAGCGGCGGAAGAGTCACGCCCAGTACCTCCATCCCCCAGACGGCACAGATTGCGTGATCCTTCGAGAGGACCGTGAAGACGCGCTGGCGATTGTCCCTCTCGACATGCTTCTCGACCTGCTCGTCGATTGAGCCCCGCGGCCCCGATTCTCGGTCAAAGTACCAACTGGTAAACCCCATGCCCTCCAACGCTCAACTTATCGAGACGGCCCGGCGCCGCAAGTTCGTGTTAGAAAAGCGCCGGCAGGGTTACTCGTACCCCGACATCACCGAGGCGGCTGAAGAGGAATTCGGGACCGAGCGGCTCCCCAGCGGGTGGGATGAGCGCTACGCCCACAAGGACGTCACGCGGGCCCTCCGGAAGGTGCAAGCCGACCTGGAGGAGACGGCCCAGGAGGTGCGGACCCTGGAGCTGATCCGGCTAGACGCGCTCTACAAGGGCGTGGCGGCCGATGCCGAGAGCGGAGACACCGATGCGGCTGGGGAAGCCCGCAAGATTATCAAGCGCCGGTGCCGGATGTTGGGGATCGACGAGCCGGAGGAACTGGACGTCACGGCTGGCACCGACCCCGAGACGATCGAGACCCTCCTCGACGCGCTCCAGAAGTACCCTGAGGCCCGGGAGGCCGCGGCCGAGGCCCTGAGCACGGGCGAGACGGAGAGCTGAGGTTCTGACAACGCGAGACACGTTCCGATGCCCGCAACGACCACAGACATAGCGACGGCGCTCGACCCGACGCGCCTCCTCTCGGCCGCGGGGATCGAGCCGGACCCGTGGCAACAGGAGCTGCTCCTAGAACCGTGGGATCGGGCGCTCCTCAACGTGACGCGGCAGGGCGGAAAGTCGACCACGACGGCCGCCCTGGCCCTCCATGCGGCCCTCTACCGGAGCGACGCGCTCGTTTTGATCCTGGCGCCGGCCCGAAGGCAGAGCAAAGAGCTGCTCCAGAAGGCGTGGAAGCTCTACCGCAGCGCCGGCCGGCCGGTAGGCGTTGACAACCGGTCGGAGCTCCGGGTGCGGTTCAACAACGGCAGCCGCGTGCTCGCCCTTCCCGGCACCGAGCGCACCGTGCGGGGCTTCTCCGACGTCGACATGATCATCGCAGACGAGGCCGCTCGCGTCGAGGATGAGCTTTACGAGTCGGTGCGGCCGATGCTGGCGGTGTCTGGCGGGCGCCTGGTCGGACTGAGCACGCCCCACGGCAAAAGAGGCTGGTTCTGGAGCGCGTGGACCGACCCGAAACAGGAGTGGAAGCGCGTCGAGATCACGGCCCGCGACTGCCCCCGGATCACCGAGGCGTTCCTGGAGCAAGAGCGCCGGGAGTTGGGCGAGTGGCTCTTTCGACAGGAGTACCTGTGTGAGTTTGTCGACACGACTGACCAGCTTTTTCGCACTGAGAACATCGAAGGCGCCTTTTCCGAAGACGTCGATCTGCTTTTCGGCGCGTCGGAGGAGCATTTAAGCGACGCAGAGACTCTTTTCTAGCCTCTACAGACTGATGAGTGAGACGGAGACGAGCTACATTCTCGGGCTCGACCTCGGGCAGAAGAGTGACCCCAGCGCCCTTACAGTGGTTGAGAAACAGGTCCAGACAGAGACTCGCGTGGAAACGAGCGTGTCCGGTCCGAACCGGAGGGGCGGAACGGTCACTGAGCGGGCCCGTCCCCGACACGACCTTGTGCACCTCGATCGCTTCGAGCTGGGTACGCCTTACCCAGAGATCGTCCGGCAGGCGGCCGCGGTGGTGGCCGCCCCGGAGACGGGTCCGGACCCGACCCTCGTGCTTGATGCGACGGGGCTGGGCCAGCCGGTCGTCGACCAGTTTCACGAGGAGGGGCTGCGGCCGGTCGAGATCCTCTTCACCGGCGCCGACGAGGTGACGCGCGACGGCCGGCGGTTCAAGGTCCCAAAGAGGGATCTGGCGACCACCGTACAGGTCCTTCTCGAAAGCGATCGGCTCCGCATTGCGGAGGGCCTCCCCCTGGCGAGTCAGCTCGTGACCGAGCTGAAGAACTTCAGGGTCAAGATCACCGATTCCGGCCGGGCCCGCTTCGAGCACGCCTCCGAGTCGGACCACGACGACACGGTGCTCTCCCTGGCAATGGCGACTTGGTACGGAGAAAGCGCCGCCACGCAAGGGCCGAGGTCCGCTGTTACCTCCCACGGTCGAGGTCGCAACAGTGCCCGAAGCATTCGAGAAAAGCGCCGACATCTCGTTCGCAACCGATAGGTTAACCTGACCCCTTACCAATGATGGATATTCCAGGAGCCTCTCTCTGCCGCGCTGCTGAAGCTGGTCAGCGGCTTCTCCGTGCCGCCGAGGCCGGCCGGCAAATTGCCGGGCAGAGCGCGATGGGAGAGATGATTCGACAGCTAGAAAAGAGGCACCGCCGCTGGGCCGAGCCGGCTGAGCAATTGCCCGCTCCGCGGCCCCGCGGCAGGCGCGTTCACGTTCATTGCACCGTCAACATCCACATAGAGACCGATGAATGAGACTGTAGAGACAACCCCCGACAACGAGAACCCCGATAATGAGAATCCTGACCCTTCCTCCGAGGACGTCGAGACGATCGACGGCCTCGACGTCGAGGAGGTGGTCAAGCTCCCCAGCGGCCGGACCGCCGTGGTTCACGAGGTGCTCGGCAAGCACATGCGCAGGGCATCGAGGGTCATGCAGAAACGGGACGCAATGTTCGGCAACTTCGAGGTTTTCCATCAGGTGGTCCTACTGGAGGGGGAAAGGCTAAAGGCCCCCGAGTGGGACGAGGAGCCCTGGAGCGACCTCCAGGTGCTGATTGAAAAAGTTTTTCCGCAGGGCAGCCCCAGCCAAGGCGCACCTGTCATGTGATGATGGTGCTTGCCAGGGAGGCCGGGTGGACCCTTAGCGAGCTGGAGTCCCGTCCGGTGATGAATCTGGAGTTTTGGTTCTCCATCCTTGAGGAGCAAAAAGACGTCGAGGAGGAGATGTATGAGGAAAAAATGGAGGAGAACTTGCCCAGAGGTGGGTAAGCGGCAGACCTTCCATAGATTACCACAAACCAATGGCTACGCGGGCGGAAACGATGTTTACGGCCGGGCTGCGATTGCAGCTCCGGGGCATTCAGGACATGCAGCAGGGCCTGGGCCGGGTCCAGTCCGAGATGAGTCAGACCGAGCGGGCCGCCCGGTCTCTTGCTCGGGCCCTGGGCCAAGCCGGCGAGCAAATGCAGCGCGTAGGGCAGGGGGCCGCTATGGCTGGGGCGGCCGTCCTGGCCCCCTTGGCCGGATCGGTAAACGAGGCGATGAAGGTCCAAGACCGCCTCGCCCAGCTGCGCGCCACCGGGGCCGTTTCCCAACAAGAGGCCACGCGGGCCCGGAAGGAAGCAATCAAGTTCACCCGGCAGCACACCGACACGATCGGGGACTTTCTCGACACGCAGCGCCGCATGGTAAGCGCGGGGCTGGACAGCGAGGAGGCCCTTCAGGGCACGCGCGCTGCGCTTCAGACCGCCACCGCTACGTTTGCCGATAACGCGGAGACGGGGGAGCTCCTGGCGACAGTCTACAACAACCTCGGGAACGAGTCCGCCGATGTTGAGACCGAGATGCAGCGGCTGTCCGATGTCCTCGTGGCGACGCAGAAAAACTTCCAGCTGCGGGACCTAAATCAGCTGACCGAATCGTTTAAGGAGGGTGCCCCGGCGGCGGTCCAGTTCGGCCTTTCGGTTGAGGAGGCGTCGGTGGCCTTGGGAGCCCTCAACACGGCCGGCCTTCAGGGCTCCCGTGCCGGCACGGCCTTGGCGCGGATGATGGACAATCTGGAGAGCGCCTCCAGCGAGCTCGGGTTTCAGGTGGCCGAGACAGCCGAGGGGAACGTCGACCTCGCCGCGACGATGCAGAGCTTGGAAGAGCGGTTCGGCAACATCTCCGACCTGGCCCCATCGGCGAGAGAGTCGCTTCGGTCTGCGTTTGGCGTTCGCGGCTTCCGCGGCCTCACGCTTCTTCTGGAGCAGATGGACAACTTTGAAAATGGGCTCGCCTCGATCGAGGAGGGGGTCGCCGAGGAAGCCGCCGATGAGGTGGAGGGGACCCTCTCGGCGAGCTTCCAGCGGCTGAGAAACAACTTCCAGGCGTTTGGGGAGACGACTGGCCGCCACCTCCTGACGCCACTCCAGAAGGGCGTGGACTTGCTCTCTCGCGGGGTGGGAGCCGTGACGCGCTTTGCGGAGACCTTCCCGCTCCTTACTGCCGTCGCTACTGGGACAGTTGGGGCGCTCGGGTCCCTCCTTGTCGTCGGGGGTGGCCTCGTGACGACGCTGGGGCTTTTGGCTCAAGGTGTGTCCAGTGGCATCAATGGCTTTCTGGAAATAGGCTCGACCCTTCGGACCTTACGGTTCGGCTTCCTGCGGGCAGTCGTCGCGGCGAAGTCCTACGCCATAAGCCAAGGCGCCGCCTCTGCGGCGAGCCTATCGGGCGCGGGCTCGCTCAAAATCTTGTCCGCCGCGGCGTGGGCGTCGGTGCCCTCGTTTCAGGCGGCCACCGCCGGAGTGTGGAGCTTCACGACGGCTCTCCTTACAAACCCGATCACAGGCGCGGCCGTGGCGATCGCTGGCGCGGGGGTGCTCATTTACCAGCAATGGGACCGGATCAAAGCCTTCTTCGCGGGGCTGTGGGAGGGCGTGCGACCGGGCTTAGAGCCACTGATGGACTTGCTTCGCTCGATGAAGCGAATTGGGAAGTTCCTCTTCGATCCCCTCCTCGACGCTATTGCGCCGGTGGTGAACGCGTTTCAGCGCCTCTTCGCCCCGGCCGAGGCGACCAAAGAAGAGCTCAAAAGCGCCCGCTCGGCTGGAAAGCAGATGGGCCAGGCGCTTCAGAGCGCCTTTGCTCCGATCAACCGCGTCGTGCACCGCGTCGAGCTGAGGGTGAGGGCGCTTTGGACCCTTCTGCAAAACGTGGCGAATTGGGCCGCGACGACGGAGCTCCTTCCAGACATCGTCCAAACGGGTGCGGCGCTTTTCAGCGGCGTCTCTGAGCAGATCGAAAACGTCGCGGCCGGGCGGCCGGCTGGCGGTTTTACGTCCGAGGCGGTGCCGGAGGGCGGCCCTCTTTCCAAAGAGGCGCGCCGCGAGCAAAGCGCGCCCCAGCGCGGAATTGCAAATGTCGCAGTTCAGCCGGACCTGCTTCTGCGGGGCGGCGTCACCCCGGAGCGTGCAGAAGAGTCTGGGCGGGGTACCGCCCGTGGCTTTGCTCGTGGCCTGCGCGAAGGGGAAGCGGAGGTTGAAAATGCGATGGGACAGGTGATGGGCTCGGCCCGCTCGTTTATGCCGGATAGCCCGGCCGAGCGCGGCCCCCTCTCGGACTTAGGCCGCACGGGCCCAGCGATGATGGAGACGATGGCAGCCGGCATTTCAGGGCGCCCGATCGAATCTGCTCTTAGCGACGCGCTTGCCGGGCTTCCAGACGAGAAGGAGTTTACTTCTTCTATTCGCCCACAGGTCGAGACCTTGTCCCTGCCGTCAGTACCAGATCAGACGATGGGTATCCGGCCGGAGCTTCGTGGAGCAGTCCCCTCAGTAGAGACAGGGGAGACGCTTTCGATCCGACCCGAGCTCGAAGGTGGGCTTTCGCTTCCCTCAATCCCCGACCAGGTGATGGGCATCCGGCCGGAACTGCACGGGGCGATTCCCTCGGTAGAACCGGCGGAGCAGAGGCTCCCGCTCCGCCCGGACCTGGAAGGCGCGATGCCCACGCCCGAGCCAGCCTCGACGCAGGCACCGACCGAGCAGCTGATGCGAGACGTTCAGGTAGGGCCGCGGGCCGCCCCTTCTTCGCCACCAGCGCAAAACATTAGCATCGATGTGTCCCCCTCGGTCGACGTCACGATCGAAGGCAACGCAAGCGAGGAAGAGGTCCGGCAGGGCGTCGAGCAGGGTCTAAGCGATGCGGACTTGGAGCGCCGGATGCGGCGCATCCTCAATGAGGAGCAGCGCACCGGATTTTAGAAGCGGGAGGCCCTTGCCGTGGCACGAGAGGCAACCCACATTCCAGCGGGCGAGACGCGCTTCACCGCCGGAGAGCTGCGCCGGTGGGGCGGGATCGTCGTCGGCAGTCACAGGCTGATCGGACTCTGGGCGTCGATGCCCCATACCCGAACGGTGGTAGTGTCTCCTCCTGACCCGACTGCCGTGAATGTGTCTCCGTCTGTGACCTCGACCACGCGTAGGGTGAGGGCATCGGGCATGACTACTCTTCAAGCGAGTCGGATATATCTTCCGCAGCTTCTCTTATCTCCTTCAGCTCACGCCGCATCCCTCTGTAAACCAGGATATTCTTAGCGAACTGCCGGAGATCAATCTCGAAGTCTTCCTCGACGGTGGTGTCTCCGTACGAATACCGTGCTGTCACGGTGAAGCGTTTGGGCATGTCTTCAGGGTCATCCTGCAACTGCACGGTACTACCCAGAATGTAGCCTACCTCGGCGTTACTTGGGAAGGTGCTGACTCCTTTACCAAAGAGCGTCTCTTCAGAAAGCGAAAAATCTGAACTTCCGAGGCAGTGAAACTCTCGGTCAATATCGAGGCGGAGATTTTCCGCAGGTGTTCGGCCGTTGTTTTCAACGATTAAGATGTAGGAGGTACGGTCACGGGTGAGACGCACCGAGACATACGGGCGCATGAGCCGGTCATTTTGCTCACGCATGGCCTTGACCGTTTGTCGGGTGTGCCAAGCGTACCAGCCGGTGATCAAGACGAGGATGAGCGTGAGGTAATTAGCGACCGGTTGGTCTGTGAGAATGGTGACCACCGGGTCGACTATGGGGTCCATGGTCGGGGACTACTGGTAGAAATGGGTGCCTGTGAATGGGCCTGATCTCAGAGGTAAACCGTCGGCATGTCGTCGCCGTGCCCCATTCCTGCGCTCTGGGCAAAGCAGCATCTTCTCGACTTCACCCCGCATCCACCCACGCTGTTCGAGCACGACCTCGGCGGCGTTGGAGGAATCGAAAATGGGGTACAGGCCACGTGCATCGCCCCGTGTGACGGTCGTTTCATTCCTGCAGCCGGAGCACTCGTAGATGAAGGGGAAGGAGAGGCCGGGCATAGGGGAGCGTTTGCGTTGTGAGGCCGAGAGTGGCGCTGTGAGCAGTTCTAACTATCTAGGTATCTAGCTAGGGCCTCCTGCACGATCGACTCCATCGTCTCGTCTGTGCCGACTGTGCGGCGCTTCAGCTCCGTCCGCAGCCACTTCGGCACGCGGACGTTGAGTTGGACCGGCGTCTCGTCTCGATCCTCTTCCTCGGCGCCGGCAAGGTCTTCAAGGCTGCGAGATCGGTTCGGCTTGCTTCCGCCTTCAGGAAGGTCACTCATTGGCGTGTTTGCTTAGGTGAGAAAGAACCTCGTCGGATAGAGATCGAATCTCGGCAGCGGCCTTCTCGGCACTCGGCAGGTCCAGGACGCTTTTGCCTTGCCCGAGGGCCCGGCTGTACGCGATCCGCTGGGAGGTTCGAGCATTGAGCACGGGCAAGCCGAAGGACCGGAGGGCCTCCGTTGCTTCATCTGCTTCCTTCGTGCCCACCACGGCCCTCGACAGCGCAATGACTGCTGGCGTGCTGTACGTCTCACACACGTCCACAACGGTCTCAGCGCTCCAGATGTCGGCGGCCGTTGGTTGGACCGGGATCACCACGAGGTCGCCCACGCGGACCGCAGAGGCGGTGAGAGAGCCCATGCGAGGCGCTCCGTCAATCACGACCAGCTCGAAGGACTCCCCGACGCGAGGCAGGTCGTCTTCGAGACTTGAATCTCCAAGGTGGACCACGGGCACCCCGTCGGTGTCCTCGGTGTCGCTCCAGTCGAGGGCCGTCAGCTGCGGATCGGCATCCAGGAGAAGCACGTCCCGGCCGCCGGTGTGCCACGCGGAGGCAAGATTCGTGGCGATGGTTGTTTTCCCACTTCCGCCTTTCTCGTTGAGGACCGCAACAGTCTTCACGAGAGTCTATCTAGGTACCTAGAAAGATAGAACACTTCGCCCTCTCCACGGGTACAAGCCTATCCGGTTCCGATAAGTCCCATTATGCGAAGTGGACATATCCCGCACATGACCGATTCCGAAGGCGTCCCGATCGGGGCCGAAACGGCCCAAGCCGACATGGCCCAGACTGAAACCAGCGGGCCGCCGACCCAAGATCCCGAGCTGGAGGACCTGATGGAGGAGGCGATCTCGTATCACGAGAAAGCCCTCTCGGAAAACACCCAGAAGGCGTACCGGCGCGGTTGGGAGGACTTCGCCGAGTTCTGCGAGGAGCATGGCCTCCCGCTGATGCCCTCGACCGAGCAGGCGGTGGTCCTCTTCCTCACCGAGCGGGCCCGAAGCCTCTGTCCCTCGACGCTAAAACAACGGCTCGCCGCAATCCAGCACGTCCACGACCAGCGGGACGAAAAGAGCCCCACGAGGTCGAAGGCCGTGCGCGACATCATGCGCGGAATCCGGCGGGATGAGGATCACTCGCCCCGGCAGGCCAAGCCGCTGCTGACTGCGGACGTGAAGGCAATGGTCGACGCCCTCCCCATCGGTAGCGATGCGGCCGGCACAGGCGAGGGGCCGAAGCGGCTCCGTGCCCTTCGCGACCGGGCGCTCATCCTCATCGGCTTCGCCGGTGCCCTTCGCCGGTCCGAGCTGGCCGCCCTCCGGCGAGAAGACGTCGAGGAGCGGGCCGATGGGCTCCTCGTGACGATTCCCGAGAGCAAGACCGACCAAGAGGGGAAAGGGCAGCAGATCGCAATCCGCCGCGTGGGAGGGGACTACTGCCCAGCAGGAGCTCTGAAGACGTGGACCGAGGCTGCGGGGATCGAGTCTGGGCCCCTCTTCCGGGGCGTCCGACAGAACGGGGAGCTCCGTCCCAACGCCGTGACCGGAAAAACGGTGGGGGCCGTTGTCCGCGGCGCGGCCGAGCGGTGCGGGCTTGCCGACACGGGCCGAATCACCGGCCACTCCCTCCGGGCGGGCCACATCACGCAGGCATCGAAGGCAGGCGTCCCCGACGGGCTCATCCAAGCCCACAGCCGCCACAAGTCCGACCGGGCCTTCCGCGAGTACGTGCGTCCCGAGAAACTGATGGAGAACACCCCGAGCGGGGAGCTCAACCTTTAACTGTGTTCCCTCCAATGTTTGTCAACGGCCGATCCCTCCTGCTGAAGGTCGACAGCCGCTCTCTTTCCGCCGCGACGGTCCTGAAAGCGGCACTCCGGGAGGTAGGAGCCTCCTGGGCCTTCGTCTCCACTGCTCCCACCAAAACGCTCCTCGGGCGCCTCTCGAAAGGGTGCCGGGTGCCCATTCGTCCCGACGAGGTCGTCCCCGCTTTCACGTTCAGAGAGGCCGTGGAGTACCAGGAAACGGCTCTCCCTGCTACAGCCTGCTTCTACTGCGGGCGGAGTCGAGAATTCGCGGCTGAGATGCAGGCAGACCACACAACGCCAGTTGCACGAGGAGGTGCCGACGTTCTCCCCATCTATTTCGGAGAGCTCCCGGAAGCGCGTCGCTTGCTGTGGTACTCATTCGTCCCCGACGAATCCTCGGCCGCAGTGCCACACTCGACGAAAGAGCTGGGAC